CTTTGATGACCAGAAGGGTTTTTTTAAAGTTTTCCTTATGTGTATTTAGGCCTCCGTCCGCCATACGAATAATATTCATAATAATATCGTTCGGCATCTGGGAGAAGTCCATTATTGTTTGTGTTTAAATAGTTCTTTAAATAAACTTTCAAATTTGAATTTTTTTTACTTAATGATATAAAAAATGATAATACAAGGAAAAGATGGAACTATATGTACCTACTGGAATGATTTACTTATATCTTCCTTACCTCTAGGAAACAAGAAAGTAAAAGACTATGAAGATGCTACAAATAGATTTATTTTACAGTCTTTAAAAAAAGATATCAATATAAAAGATTTAATTATGTACGCCAGAGCGTATTGTAATACAGTCTTTAAAAAGAAAATTAAAAAAGAAAGAATTGATCGTGACGAACACCATGCATTCAATATGAGTCTACTTGCTCTTATTAGATTAAATCAAATAGAAGAAGATGATGTTACACTTATATGTCCTCGTAAAAAATCACGCCAATGATAAAAAACCTTGCTCATCTTCGGTAGTATATCCTAATTCTTCTTCTTCTGCTGAACCTTCACTATCACTATATTTATCGCTTTTTACCCACACAGGAGGCTTGTAATCATCGTCAAGTAATTCTTCAAAATGTATTTGTAATTTAGTCACTAAATCTTTTTTATCATTATCCTTTAACACTTTAATTATCTCTTTTACATCTTCCACGTAAATATTTTCCATTTATAATAGTTTACATTTTTTATTTATAAAATACAAAAAATTATCCTTTATTTGTGAACATATACTTACTTTTCTTGGTTCTCCAGCAGAGATACCCTTTTCTGATACTTCTTCATATAATGCTTTAAGTTCTTCTTGCATTTCCTGTTGTAATTCAATACAAGCAGATATCTTCATCAATACATCAATTTCTTTCATCTTTATCTTTAACAAGATTTTTATTTCTGATTAAAATAAATTCTTTACATCTTCGGTGTTCTATACTTACTACGTCCAATGATAATCCAAATAAAGGTTCTTTAAATACATCTACTGGGTGATAATGATATACCTTATCTAATTCACGTACACTCCAATTATTTTTTGTCTTGTCGCGACCAAACTTATATCCATTCACTAAATATACATATCTATTTTGTTTTACTATGTCAGGTAAAATATCTATAATTTGCTTATCAGTCCAATGCTGTATAACATCTTTTAAAATTACAAAATCATATCCCATTGGGATTTGCCCAGCATCTCCATGTTGAAATTTAATATTTTCCTTTTCATATTGTCTATTGTTTTTAATGACACTCTCTACTATATCGATCCCAGTATAATCTAATCCTGTCCAATCAATAGTCTTAGAGAATTCCCAATCCCCACAACCTACATCACATATATACTTACTACCTGTTTCATGAATATGTCGCATCAATTCTGCTATATGGAATTTTGTATCAGGTGTAACACCGTTAGATCCTGAACCTGAACTACCTTCACCAGTTGCACGTCTTCCCCATTTTTTTTTAAGGTAAATATCACTGAACTTCGCTTCCATTATATTTTAGGATAATATTTTAATTTTTTATTTTGATCCAAATAAACTTTGAATTAAATTCACAGGTAATGCTTTATTTTTTTCTATTTTGTAAATCACTGCTGAATTATCATTTACATTTGCGAATGATCCATCGGGATCAGTTATAGTAGTTGTGATACTTGATAATGGTTTATTACGTGTAACAGTAAATACTAAATCGGACTGACCTGAGTTAAAAAAATCACCTGATTCAGTACTTTTCATAACGTGAGCCATGACAGGTAATCTTTCACCACTATCTTTACCACCCATATACTCAGCATCATCTATTAAATCAGACCTTATAGTATAAAATGGATTTAACATTTGTCTTGGGGGACCGCCGTCCGCAACAACACTAAGACTACCACTATCAACTACAATAGGAGTATTATATGCTCTGCCTGAGGGTGCCGACTTTCGGTGATATTGTGCCGTCAGTACATTTGGTTGATATAGAGTATACCCAAATATATTTTGATGATAAAATAATGTATCTTCTGCTTTTATAATCGCAGATGTTGTTAGTTTATTTAATTTAGTCATATTACCTGTATTTACTCTTTTTTGCATCGTGTTTTGGGGGGTGACAGATGAATTGAATTGTTCGTATGTAAATCCTAATATACCCATCAAAGAATCATTCCATTGACTTTCAGGAATATTAAATGATTCTACTGCTATTCCTGAATGTGAATCAATAATTGACATAGGAAATATATTCACATTATCAAGATCAATCTCAACCGCCGTTGTGGTGGTGCCTGCGGGACCGTTCGCGGTGATGCCGAGCTTATCAGTATACGGTTGCATTCCAGGACAAAAATTTTGCCTTCTTAATCTTTTATTTATTCTATACACAAGTGCCTGACTACCTGTATTAGCATCATACTTTGCTTGTCCAGCAGCACCATCATTTCCTAAATATTCGGAAGTATAAAAATCAGTGAAGGCAAATCTATCCTTTACATTATCATATGATAATTTAGGTGATGGAGCACCTAAATACATTTTATTGATTATTTTACCAAGATCAATGATGTCCCCAGATGCTTCTATGGGACCGTTCTCGTCCTGCTGCTCGAAACCAGTTCCAAGATTATTTTGTAAATCAACGTTCGTTGAGGGAGTATATAATCCAAGACAACTATTACCATAGGCGGTAAAATGAGGATCATATCCAATAAATCTTTGGTATTTATCCTGACTATACTGACCCTCTAACACCGCCGTAGTACCTCCTATAAAAAATCCAGCATCATTATAAAAAAAGGCAGGAACACCACCTATACCATCTGCGAGAACTTGTACATTGTTCCCATTCTTTAAAAACATTCCATAGGATAATAATTTATCTTGGTCTTCATACATGGGTTCTTCAAAAAATGTATTTTCTTGTTCTTTGATATACGTAAAAAATACTGGAGCAGAATTAGTATTATATTTAACATTCAACTGGGACGCATCTTCACTATCATAATATAAATCACTACCAAAATCTTTTCTTGTTGATGTGGTCGCTTTATCTGAAAAATCAAATGCTTGTATCATGTCTATATGTAAAAATCTTGAATTATCAGAAGTGAGTGCAACCAATGTATCTGTGATTGTAAATGTTAAACTTGTTCCTTGGGGAATTATAGCATTTGTGACCCCATCTATTGTTATGTTCTGTAGTAATGAAACCCCACCAGTTATATTTTCTATACCAGTTACATTCACAGTATTAGGTGTTAGTGATGTACTAGTTAAAGTTATTTTTGTAGTCGCTTTACCAATACCAGGAGTTAAACTTAATCCAGGAGGGATCACGACAAATACTTGAATTACATTCGCAGCAATAGGAGTATCTGTATTAGTTGTTAGTGCTCGTGTTGATACGACTTCTGTATTGATACGATCATGATATGGACTACTTGCATTCCTAAAATCCCAAAATTCTGGGTATAGTTCCTGTGTTTTGATCCATCGTGAAATCCTTTCAAGATTTGATGCGTTGTAATCTATATTCAATGTTATTCTTAATTTTTCTTTATCTGCTACAGCATCACTATTTACATTTGTTATTTGATTATATCTATTACCCCCATGAAATAATTGTGTTCCCCAATCGCTTCGGCCTGATTCCACAAATTCAGGTCTTTTAAATGCTACAAACTGAAAACAATTTATCCAATCCAATCTTTGCTGTGTTACTTTAGCAACATCACCTGTCCCATTAAAATCAAATTTTTGACATGATGCATTATTATCCTGTGAAAATGTAGATCCATTAGCACACGTGAATGTTTTATAAGTATCAGTAGAATATGTAGCAGCAAGAACAGATTGTTGTAAGTAAGAGGCCTTTGAACTTGGATTATCCCCAGTTTCATAACTATAATATTGCTGTAAACTACTCGCATTTTGTAATCCATCTGAAAATGTTTCTGCTACAAAATCAGCACTACGTCTTCCTGAAGGAACTGATACATCTAATTCTTCCCTATATAATATGTACTCTGAAACAGCAGGATCTATACTACCATTCCCATTACAAAAACGCTCTAAAGAAGGAACACTTGGTTTAGTAGAACTCGCATTAAACCATGTCGTTCCATTGCGAACAAAGACTGTATGCTTTGTACCGTCCATACGAACCTTTAACATTTCCCTGTTATTTATCCAAGTAGCATTCCACTGACTATCTTTATTTCTATCACGCTGATAGTCACTTTCCACTATTGTACCATTCCTTTGACAACATCTTGTTGCTCCCTCAACAAAACTATCTAACTTCACCCAAGGTCTAAAATTGTCTAGTTCTGACGCAGCTGCCTTCTGGTAGGCAAATCTTCTCGGTAATGAAAAGCTATTTTCTCCGTTAGCAGTTTTTAAATATTGAATTGTCATCGCGACATTATTATCATTTAGTGTTCTTCCAGTTTGTAATGTAAAATAATTCACCGCGTCTTCGGTACTTAGTGCTTGTTTATATCCATCATTCAAAAAATCTGGATTTTCATGATATGGAGTAAATCTTACAATATTATTTAATGAGATCGTTTGTAAAAAATTACCTTTTAATTCTATGGTCTCCTGACCTGCCCCTATCTCTGATATTATAGCACTATGAACTGATACTTTATCTCCTGCTTCTAACATAAATCCATTATCCACTTTATTCATGAATAATGCATTGTTTTTATCATGTCCTGATCCAAATTGTACTGATGATCTGTTACTACATTCTAAAATTTTTAAATCCACATAAGGTTCGGTTTGAACTGGTTGTGACATTCTATTAAAAAGAAATATATAAAAAATTATCTTAAAATTAAATAATTTAAGCAAATCCTGCTGTTAGGAAACCATTTTCTAATACAGCAACTCTTGCGATTTCAATGTATGTTCTTTGGGTGTAGGTGTTATCTCCGTCAAGATCAGGAAGTTTAAAGATCTGTGTGGTTAATTCAAGACCGCGTGCATTGACACGACCAGATGGGAGTTTGTATGCTTGGAAGAAAAAGTTTCCAAGAACACCAGTGGAAGCATTCTGTGTATTTTCTTCAAATGTATCCGCGGTGAGGATATTACCTTCAGCAGCATATTCTTCACGTGTTACAAATGGTAGTGAATATTCAGCACGACTCATCTTGTCAAACAAGACCGCCGTGTTGCTAAGATCAATCGGGAATACAAAGAAATCATTGTATCTAATATTAGTCGCAAGAGTACCATTCGCCTTAGAACCCACCGTAGTATAATCACGTTCGGGAGCAATAGCAGAATATTTATTACAGACAAATCTTTCATTGCGGTTATCGTCATTAATCATACTGATTACCTTTGTAACTATTCGTCCAGCACCACCTAAATTACGAACAGAATTCTTAGCATCATCGGTTGATAAAGTGGTTTTGGTTAGGCGATAATCATTGTATGCGAAATTAGTTGCCCGAGAATTGTAGGCAGCAAGTTGCTGTGACATAACTTCACCATCATAGAAAATATGATCCGCAACAAGTTTGGTTTCAGTTAAATCCATTTCAATAGAAGATCCAATATTAGTATTATCTTTATTTACAGATACGCGACCACCTACCTGATCTTCCCATACAAGATCGATGGTGACCGCTTGTTTCATGGCGAATAATGGTAAATTAAGACCTCGCATAAAAGGGAATAATTCCGCAAGCGTAACAGAAAATACTGGAGCATTGTTTACGTCCTGTTGAAGCGGAACTGATAAATCACCATCATTGTAATCATTAATATTTCCAAGACCATAGGTTTCGGCAGAAGTATTGGATTGTGCCCCAGCAGTATCATTGTAACGGAACTCATGAGCCATCGTTCTTGCCGACATAAATGATTCGCGTTCTCGGTTAATTTCATTGGAAAGGAAAATACTTGAATAAGCAGTGAGATGGTTGTAATCATCTGTTTCAGATATAGTATTACCACCAACTCTTAGAGTTGCTCTTTTGATTAAGGAATGTACCCCGACACCAAGTGGGAAGAAAGCACCTTCATCAGTAGAAGAATTCCCTTTACAGCATAAGGTAATACGCGATCCATCGTGTAAGTATCCCTTGTTAGTCAAGACGAAACGACAGTTGGACTGATTATTAACAATTGGGTCAAGTACATCACTAGTCACGTCCATAGACATGTTGGTCTGAATAGCACCAACACGGATAAGATCAGGAACATTAGATGCGTCCATTTTAGGAGCAGAAGTAGATACGGTTTCTTGAATAGCAGACATGTTTTGATGTTTGAAAATATAAAAATAATTTAAAAAAAAAAATTTTTCATTAGGACTAATTATTGAATTACCTGTAATCCTGTGGGACCAAATACAAGAGTCTGGCGTGAATGAACAAACAGGAAAAGGGCATTCGGCGACTCAGTAGTTAAACCGACTTCCATTTGAATACCAAAAGGAGCAGTAGAAAAGTCTTCACCTACACCAGTTCCAGTAGTATCAAACGGAACTCCAATGCATTCCATGGGACCGCCATCAGCCGTGAGTGGGGTAGTATCACCAAGATATCCACGGTTGGTATTAACAGGGGAAATCTCTGATCTTAAATTGATCCCCGAAGTAATAGCACTTCTCGCAAATGTTACAACCTGCGGATCAATCGTTGCGATTGAAGCATTTTCTTTAACATTCGTATCAATATTGAAAGCAATAGGCATTCTCATTCCTGCTTTCGTAAAAATGATTTGATTTATTGGTGCCTGTGAACCGTCCTTGTTTAGGGGCGTCGTAGTAGAAAATGAATTGAATTTAATGTTATTCAAATATCTTGAAGGACACATATTCATAAATATGCCGAGAGTTCTTGAAGTTCCAAGATTAAAATTAACAACGGCGTTCGTAGAATTAATTACGTTAAAATAACTCGTGATAGCATTGTAGGTTAATTGACCTTCACTTGGAAGCATACTTCTTGGATCAGCAGGTACAACTAATTCACTGTGAAGTCTAAGGTTTGATAATTCATAGAAGGCATCTTCTAGTCCAGTAGTAACACCGTTCTGTGCGTACAGTACCTGTGAATCAGGAGCAAGGTTCAAGGAAATCTCTATACCACCAAGGGATTCATTCGAAAGAGGAACCATGTTTCCTGATGAAAGGAAGCCTGTAGGGATCGCAATACAAAAACTGTTCCCAACAAACGTAGCAGGGAAATCTACCAATTCCCTTTTCTGTGCTTCATAATTAGGAAGAGATAAAGTCATTTCATTCATGTGGGAAAACTTATCCGCCTTGGAATTAACATACGGAACATAACTGGAAAGAAAACGTCCGTAATGATTTACAGTTTCTATTACCTGACGAGAACGCTGGGACGTTACAGTTACTTTTTCAAAGATAGAATAGATCGCCAACTTTTCATCAATTGACAACTGATCGGCGGTAGTTGCTGATGCACCAGCGGAATCTTTAAAGAATTGAATATTACCACTGATACGAACACTTCCTGCGTCTAACATATGAGGTTGTGCTCCAATTAAAAAGGATACAATTGGATTACCCTTCTTGTAGGAAACCTTTTGGGTACTATTGACATTACTTGGTTGAACCTCGGAATATATGATACTCATTTTTTATAAGAGTATTATATATTTATTTAAATGATAATTTTTCAAAAAAAGGATTTATACTTCTACTTGGATACTATCCGCACGAATATTAATACGACGTATGTGATATACAAAGTTACACCAAAGTTTATCAAATCCAGGAACTCCATCAGCAGCAGGGTTCTGATACAAGACATTCAGTCTACAATCCTTACCACGCATATCATAAACACCGTTGTTCAGTGATAAGGCACGACCAATACAAAAGTTTTCATTAAATCGCGACATTTGAAGAGCAGGCATATCCGCTTGTGCTAATGCTTTATCAAGTTCAAGAAGATGGATTGCATCAATTGAGGTCTTACTTGAAACCTTCGTAGTATTGACATTCAATGAAGGTTGATTACGACCGTCATAGAAAAAGAAGTATTCCGTAAGTTCATCACTTATTCCAGCGATCCCTGATTGACTTGAAAGTAATTGAGTATCAGGTGATCCATGGATTTCATATGTACCAGTACAAGTGATACTGTCTGATGTAGACCTTACACCTGCATCAGTCGGTACACAAACGATAGATTTTGCCCTTTGATGATTTGCTGGAATTCCAATGTTCGCAACACGATCACCCTTTAACTGAGAGTAATTATATACTTGGGTTGTTAGGAAATCGTATACCATCATTTTACCTTCACGCATATCTTTTTGTGCTTCTGCTCGAGCCTGAGCCCCCATGTCAATCTTGTTTAAGACTAACTCAGCATTACTGATTTCATATGATGGGGCATATGTAGCATTAGAAGATACCGTAGTAGAATACATAACATATCCGTCTGCATTCTCAATTTCCGCTGCTGGATTACAAGAAGCAGTTAAAGTGACTTGAACACGTCTATTAACACCAGCACCCACCGCAGATATTTCGGCGATCTTAGCAACAGGAGTAAATGCATTGTCGTCACCTGTAGATCCATTTTTCGCCATCTTAAATGTTTCACCAACAACAAAAGGGAAATTTTCAGGTTCAAATTGATTGTTGTAGTCAGCATCAATGTAAAACACATTCGTTGACGCGGTTGATGCGACCTCCCATTTTCCAGGAGTTCCCGAGTTGTTGTCAATGGAATGGAAAAAGGGATTTAGTGGAAGACGACGGTTTAGACTTACCGAATCTAACTGACGGAATACACGTTTATTTTCTGAAGTAAGAATAGTTACAAATAGACCATTCATCAATCCAACAGGGACAACACGGTCATTTTGGAATAGTCCAGTGTGAAGTGGAAGTTTCAATTTAGTTTTACCATAGGCATTAGCATTAGTGAATGCAGTAGCAGTCGCTCCAACGCTACCCTTGTAGTATGGACTAAACTTATGATTTGCTAAATTAGATTTAGTAGTTCCTTCAGTTCCACGTGAATCAGGTGTATAGATACCAGCACCTTCATTAATAGCACGGAGATTTTTAAGGGAAGGATTAGAATGATAAGCATACTTAGTCGCTACATGAACTGGGTAGTGGCGGATTTCTTCCAATAATTCAGTCTTGTCCCCCGAGTGAATCCTAATCGTATCAATTAAAACCTGTCCACCAATAAGTTCATCTAACTGAAGACGAGTGCTTAGACCAGCACTTTCATCTTGGGATAATTCAACATCAAACTGAAGGTAAGAGTTCTTAGGTTTAAAGGCATCAATATTAGGAGGAATATAAAATTCAATTAATTTTTGGGCGTTGTATGACAACCCATTCTGTGATGGGATCGCAACATAACTTTCCTTAAGAGGTATTTTGTTATCAGCAACAAAGAATCCAGACATTTATTAATGTATTGATATAAAAAAATTATTAAAAAATTAATTATTAAAAATTATCATTATGAAGTTCTTACATTCGCAAAACTTCCCGCCATTGATGCCTGAGCAACCTGAGGATTTTGTGTAGGTGGTGTTGCATTCTTATCGTCTGCTATCTGACTAGCAGTATGTACGGCTTCACTTGATGCTTCAAGAACACCTGATGCTGCCGAAAGTCCAGCACCAATCACACCAGCAAGTTGAAAACCAGGAACAAATCCTAACATGTCTAATGCTGCTCCGCCAATAGATCCTATGTTTGCGATTTTTTCTCCAATGTTATCTCCAGCAATAAGACTTCCACCTGATGTGGCGGATTTAAAATCTTCGGCAATATCTAATCCAGCAGTACCGAGAGCACCAATGGTTCCTGCGGCACGACCTATACCTCCCGCGACGCGTGCCCCCGTACTGAGTTCCTCACCTACTGCTCCTGCTCCCTTAGCAGCACCAGCACCCTTAGACAAAACTGTTTCACCTTCTGCTAATGTACCTTCGCTTGTAGTGATCGCGGCAGCAGGTTTGGAACTGGGTTCAGCACCTAATACGTCCCATTCCTCGTCCGTATATCCAGCAGGTGTCTTGGTGGTGTCTGGGTCTGATGGTGTGATCGGTGGTTTACCACCTTCACCAAGTTTCGCGACCGCTTTTTGATAATCCTTCACCTTACCCTGTACATTAGCAAGAGCACCGCCTTCACCAACAGCATCTTTAATTCCAGCAAGAAGTCCCATTTCCTTATCGGTACTTACATTCTGTTTGATCGCATCTTTTGCATTCTGAATTTTAGTAGCATTATTAGCACGTATCTGTTCGTTTAAGTCATCTATCTGTGATGTGCGAGCATTGCCTTGTGATATAGCATCACTCATGTTATACATGTCAAACCCCATTTTACTGATAAATAATATATTTATTTTACATATCTTTTTCTATTATTTCTTCTTTCTCTTCTTTAGATGCTCCCCCTGTCGCCACCACTTTTTCAAAGTTCTTATACATCAATGGAGGATTAGACATCTTCATGTAAGCAAAATCATATTTATTAGGAGTCGCACGTTTATATAGGTTTAACCAATTCTTGGGACCCGAGAATAAATCGCCGTACTCTTCTGCTATAGCACCCAGTTCGCGTTGATTTGGAAAAGGACTTCCAACAATGACGTCAGTAGCATTACTACGAATGATCGGATCCACCGCCCCTCTGAATTTTTGGACTGATACAATTAATAATTTAATATTGTAATGACGTGATCTTGTAACTAAATTAGCGACGTGTTTATCTAATAGACCCACACAATCATCTAATACCACGGCGATCTCAGGGCGGTCTTCATCTTCAAAGGACATCTGGCGTTCTGTAATACCTTGGATAATCGTTGGAGAATATGTATCGTAGCAAGTAAATCTTTTCTTCATAAATCGCGATGTACTATCCATATTGATTGTAGGACTAATTACAATTACGTCATCAAAATGATCCTGACCGTATAAGTTATCATTTAAAAAAAGGTTAGAGATAATCGTACTCTTTCCAGTCTGTCGAGGACTGATCATCAAAAGCATCTTTCCAGCACCTTTGACACCAACTCCTACTTCAGGTAAATTTTCATGATGAGGTTTAGCGACGCCATCATTTTCTTGTTTAATTGGTATAATTTCAGGAAAATCCATTTGTTATATTATACATTATAAAAAAATATTAATCTTATTGAAAATTATAAATGTGTGCTGATGCGAAACCTTGATCACCTGCGTATAATTTAGAAGGATATACCGCCTGTCTAATCACTTCATGTGCCTTTGCTTTTGCGACATCTTCATCT